CACCGTCACGCGCGAGATACACCTCGCGCCAATACTTCTCAAACCACTTAGCACCTATCCCGGGCTTGAGACTCATACGCCCGTACTCAGGAGCCACCTGGACAACTTCACCAGTGCGCAAATCAACCCGAGAGTAGTGAGCGTCAGCACGCTCACCCGTAACCACCTTGCACGAATACTTCGCCACATAGAGAGCAGACTGAAGCGTGAGGTCTCCAACGGAGGAAAAACCGAAGGGCCAGAGCTTCTCCAAACTAGGAGAGCGAAAAAGGCGATCCCCAATAGCAGCACGATCTGAAAAAGATCGACCAAAAAGTAGAGCGTGGAAGTGAGGCCGCTTGAGCTTGGAACCATATTCGCCTCCCATAAAAAAACGGGTCGGCCCGTGAACAAACCGCAAGCGCTTCATGAAGCGCTGAAAATCAGAATGGTTTAGCGAGGGGGCATAATGCCCCTCGTCATAGGTGAGCGTTACGAAACAGTTGTCCTGGTGCAGCTGCGCCTCATGCATGCAGCGAAGGGCCCAGGACCGCTGCCGCACCTGGCGGCAGCCAATACACTTGCCACAAGGCAGACGGACCTCCCTCGAGGACCGAGACTCACGAAATAAAAGCGGGCCCCCATCATCGGGGGCCCAAGCGGACCAGGGGCGAAAGCAGCCCAAGGCGCCCTAGAGGCGCCAACCACCGCGGCGAGGACTCAACCGAACGTTGATCGAATGGGACCGGCCAGACTGGTGCCGGAACTTACCCGCCGAACGCCCCTTGTGAAGCCGAGAACGACCCGATTTGACCATGACCACCTCCTGCAAACGGGACCGATCCTGTCACCTAGCACTACTTACATCAAGTAAAGAGCGTAGTGCTAGGCGGCCCCCCCCTTAACCGGGGGGGCCTCTGGGACCGCCGGAGAAGGCGCAGGAGGGGCCGGAACGGCCAACCCTAGCCGGCGCATCTCCTCAAGGTTATCGAGCGCCTGGCCGTCCCTGGAGGCGCTACAGAACTCCAAAAAGGCCTGGGGGTCGTTCCCAAACCGAGAACGGACCTCAGCAGGCTGCTGCATGAACGACTCCCTGGCCTGGATCACAGCGTCCTGGGCGGACTTGAAGTCGACCACCTGGTCGAAATCGCCAAACATAATCGGCCGAGCTCCCTGGGGGACCTGGCCTGTAATACCGAACCGACGGACGATCGTATTGATATCCGCGTCCTCGGTCTGAGACTGAACCGTCAAAGAAGGCAAAGAATTAGCCACCGTCGCCTCATCAGACGCAGCCAATAAATCGTAGTTATACGGAGAACGAATAAAAGGAACTGAAGACTTAGACATAAGAAAAAACCTCAATGAGTTAGAAGGAGAAAAAAAAAGAAAAAACCATAGATGTAAGAAATAAGAAATAAGAAAACAGATAAGAAAACCAGATAAGAAAAAAACAAAAGAGCGCCGTGAGCGGCCAGGAGTAGGACTCCTGGCCTGCCGGCGCAAAAGAGGGGAGGGGGAGGCTTCGCCTCCGCTCCCAACACAAACGAAGGATCGTTAAACAAACAAACACCCGCAGGTGGGGTGAACTCGCTACGGAGGAGGAACAGGTCCAAAAGGCTGCGCAAAATTACGGAAAGCAGAGGCTCCGGAAGCAATAGGGCCCATCACAGCCTGAGCCCCAACGGCAGGAAGGCCGAGAGGAGAATTATAAAAACGAGCCTCGGTCGTCAGCCTCGGCATACCCAAAGAAACACGCTGATTGTCGAGCTTCTGAGCAGCAACCTGGAGCGGATACAGATCCATCATGAAATCATTGTTCTGCATCAGCCGACGCGTGTCCTCAACCGTCCAATCCCACTTCTTCGCAAGCAAATCGATATTTGCCTGGAGCTCATCAGTCTGACGTTGAGTGTTAGTCAAAGTAGCCTGGGCCTGCTGGCCCGCATACGGAAGCGTCTTAGTAGCCGCCGCCGCCTGGGCCGAAAGCAAAGCCGCAGAAGCATCAGCCTGGCCCGCCTGGGCCTGGGCCTGATTAGCCGACGCCATCTGTGTACCCAGCTGCGCGAAAGACTGCATAGGATTCTGAACATTCGGAATCCCTGGCATACCAGGCGTAGAAGCCCCCCCCTCGCCGATCGCGAGGAGGGGATTAAGCCCGGCGGCCTTAAGATCAGTCACCCGACGCTGCATCGCCGTATTAGACATCGCGGTAGCCCACTCACGATTCGCATTCGCCTGCTCGGTCTGCGTCTCGTTCGACTGACGCTGCCCGATAAAGCCCATCACATCACCAACAATAGAAAGCGGGTTCAAAGCATCCATGATGCCCATGACACACCTCAGAAGTGATCGATCATCCCAGGGACGCTGTACATCGGCATCGGACGCGCGCACTTCACGTCGAAGAAAAGATCAGCAAGAACCTGCTGGTTCGCAGCAGCTGCACCAGCCGCAAGACACCGCTGCAAATTAGCCGTCGTACTGTCAGTCACAAACGAAGTGTTCAGCGCCGGGAGCGCAGCAAACTTCTCGATCAGATGCCAAGCGTCAAGAGGAGTCGCAACCTTCGAATTGAAATAACCCGTGGCCGTGGAACGCTTCCATCTATATTCGCCCCATCTTTCCTGGAACCCGAAAGTGAGAGCGTCGTTTGCAGACCCGTCGGAGTAGATCTCGTAATTAAGAACAGGCTGCTCTCCGAGAGCCTGGAAAACCGGGAAGTAGAAGTCATACCTGGTCGACCGCTTCCACATCTTGTCGATGCCTTGCTGATAACCCATATCAGCACGAACGGCGACCAGTCCCAACACGTAACCATGCTCAGTGAACGATTGACGGAAACCATGGCCACCTCCGGTGCCAATACCAACACCGGCAAGAGTACCCAGCGGAGAAGTCCCGCCAGTCAGACCGGTAGCCGTAGTCTGAGGAACAGGAGCAATGTTGATGGCGGTCTTACCACCGCCCAGGTACTCAGGACGCTGAAGCCGCATATCCGGAGAAAGCACACCGAAGTGAGAACGAATAATCTCGGTATAACGAGTACCACCTCGCGCATCGCGCTCAAGCAACTTCTGAATCTGAAAACTCTGACGCAACGCATTGATCGTCGCACCCGTAGCCGTAGTCAGATCGGCCCACAAGTTAGAAGGAAACACAGAATCAACCGGCCCCGCGAGAGCCGTCGTACCGTAACTCTGTAGACCCAAAGTACCACCGGTACCCATCGCCAAATTGATCGGCATCAAAGCGCCGGTCGACGTACGGCGCATAATCATGCCCTGCAAGGAAGTGAAAGTACCCTCAGTCGTCAGCGTCTTGATCGACGCATTACCAGCAAGAGGAACCGTCACAGCGACGCCCCCCTTCTGAGTCCAGGGCAGACAAGACGTGAAATAATCGTGCCGCTTGTTGATAGCAACGCCAGCGTAATTAGCCACCGAATCCGGACCATCATCCACCTGCACAACAATCGAGTTCTGCAGATTCTCATCGCGGAACCACTGGTTGTAGATCAGATTCATCGCCCTGAAAGGCAGAGCGTTCACGCTAATCGTGTTACCGCCTGCCGTCTGACCGCTACACGGAATACCGAAATAGTCCGCATACGAAAACCGAGCAAAACCACCGACCGGAGAAACCAACTGAGGAATGGTGAACGAAATCGAATCAGCAGGGTTCGCCTGCTCACCCATAAAGTTCACCCAATGAGTCCAGACCAGGCGATTTGGAACAAAGAAGAAAAACGACTCCAACTGACAGTTATCCATGATCGGAAACAACGGAGTAGCCAGACGACAGAACGCAGTCATGCTCACCGCGAACGAATCACCAGGGAGAATCTCCTGGACATACACCGGAACCAAAGCGGTCGCGGAAAAAGTCGTCTTGTGCTGATGCTGCATGCGAAACGAACTGCGCGGAATATCCGCGCGAGGAATCATCGAGAACTGATGAACGTCGACCTGCGGAGCCCGAAAATTAACGCCATAAGAGTCAAAGCCAGCCATACATCACCCCTTGGTTGAAACGTTTTTGCCAATGCAAACCATGTCAGCCACACCGGTATCAAACAAACCACTATCGGTGTTGTAGCTGCCCAGCTCATACAAATCGAAATCCTCCGGGTGCTG